CCAGCAAGCTGGAAATATTCTCCTCTGTAAACGGCTCTTAGATTAAGAGACCGCTGCCCATCCAAGCTGGATTTTCGTGGAGCGTGGGACCACGTGCACCGAAGGATCAGAGATTGACCCGGAAACTATATCCCGGAGCAATCGCTGCCAGCCGTCGAGCTTCGTTGGTCGTTTCAACGGGATTACCCGCTTAACGCGAAATTCGAGCCGCTGAAATGACGGATTCCATCTGCTCTTAAAGTGATCCCTATTCAATAGGGAAGCTTCCCGAGCGTCCGGAACCTCAACGCAAGGATACGAACTGAATCGAGTACCATACGGTAGATATCCGTACACTCTTTCCAGTTCCTCCTTGAGAAACGAGGCTGCCACAGAGAACCCATTCCTATGGAAGTGATTCACATAGGATAGGTAAGCTGAGTAGGCCGTCCCATCAGTGCAGCGACCTGTCCACATCTTTCTCACCTTGACAGGTGTGACATCTTCGCCCCTAAAGGCGTCCATGCCACAACTCTCACGGAATGAGCCAGATGTGCACGACTTGTCTCTATTGACAACCATGCCAACAGATTCAAGCGTGCTGATTACGAAGGGCGCCCATGAGGTAGGGACGACAATGTCATCCCCATACACGAATACCCTCCGCTCAACGTAATTCCGTCGCAAGCCCGTACGGAGCGTCAAAGCAGCAACCATTACACTCCAAAAGCAGAAGCTCTCAATGGGAAAGCATAACGCTGATCCCATAGGAGCGAACTTTGAAAGTGTAATCAGGCTACCATCTGGTAGCTTGGTTGCGGTCGTTCGACAAGCCTCCAAGGCACGTAAGATATCAGGTGATCGTGAGAAAACCTGTCTTACTAAAGCCAAGGAAACTCTGTCAGACGCATCCTTAAGATCAATCGTTGCCCACTCGCCGGTAATTGAACCAGCAAGTGCAAGCTGTCGATTAATCTCTTGGTGCGTGAAATTGATTTGTCCTTTGGTACCGGGAAAGGTTTCCAAATGACGCATCAACTTCCGACCCAATCCTTGTTGAATCCACTGGTATTCCAGAGGTTCAGCAGAGATGAGTCGCGGACCTCGAGAATCTTTGGGGACAAGTACCACCTTGGCGACACCGGTTCTTAGCCGAGTGAGACCTAGGTACCAACCCCTTCGATCTAAGAGCTCCCGCGGACCCCCAACTACGAAATAATCGTAGTATGGGTAAACCTGGTGTATCTCATCGTACAAGCGGGAAAACTCCCACTTGTCCTCGAGACGTTCACCAGTAGCGACAGATCCTGGACCGTGTCTAGGCAGGATATCTGCTGGATCAAATCCGGCAAATATCAGAGCAGTTTGACGAGAACATTCATCAAGGATTTCTTGAAGCCTTGGTGGAGTCTCTTTAGAACTGTTCTCGAGAAGCTCTCGCTCTGTCTCAATGAAGGAGCTAATTGTCGCTCCCACTTGAGAATCAGTAAGCGGGAATTCCACGCGGTAGGCACAGAAGAGCACCTGCCGAAGATATCGAATATCTTCGACAGAAGCGCTGTCCAGGAGAACCCCCCGTGAGTCAAAACAGCGACTAAAATACGCCTGAAGAAATTCAGGTCTATTTTGGTGTCCAAGGCATTTAAACTCCCTGGGCACTTCGAGTCGCCGACTCACCAACGCCATATCCAAGGCTTTGCCCAATTTGGGCATCGTCTTGGTGACGAAGGAGACTCCTTCGGCCCGATACCGACTCCAGACGGTGTCGATATCGAGCCGAAGATGTTTCAACTGATGGGAGGTGCGTTGACCAGAACCGGTCAGGACCTTCTCTACAAGAGTGACAAGAAAGTCATCCTGGCTCTTGAAAGGCAGACCCATAGAGGCGCGCCTCCAGGACCTCACACCAGTTTGTCTTTCGCGACTCTGGTACCCATAAAGAGCTGCCAAGGAGGAATATTGTATCCCTCCCGCCCGAGTCTATCGAGTGATTAGCTCGCTAGGACTCGTTCAAGAGCAGCTTTGCGACGTTCGTCGTGGTGAGGGTCGTGAGACCTCCAGCCATGATGAAATCCAGCAGATTGGCGACCAAATCGTAAACGATCTGGTTCGTCATTAAGCTGTCCCTTGGGACGTTGAGGGTAAAATTACCCACCAACGTTGCAGAGTGAGTGCTATCAGCCATGGTGCGTGCGATCTGCACAAGGTGCCGATCGACCGCATCTTTACCTTTTCCAGTGACACTGTGCTTTATGCGCAGCACCGCTGGAGCGGCCAAGGTTGAAGCCTGATCCATTCGTTCGGATCCCGTGCCGTCCTGTTTATTCAGGACATAAGTCACGTCATCTCCCGAGGCGTCGTCAAGTGCCAGACTCGCGTCAAACATGGTGTGTAGGCTCCCTTGAAGAGAAGCAGTTAGTGTTTTGCGAGTCGTTGATAAATCAACGACCCTAGAAGCACCCGCTGCATGTCAGAGAGGGTTCCAAGAGAAGATCTTAGAACCGGAAGACCTACGCTCCGTTGATATGCCCTGCGCCGGACACGGTAGACGTTATTCCAGGCATTGCCGAAATTACGTCTAGGCCATATCCAGCCATCGATGACTGAGAACGATGAGACGCTACATGTAACGTCTCTGAGCTCCCAAGTCCCCTGGAAAGGACTAATCGCCATCGATTTGAGCTTGTCGTTGACCTTGAACAACCAATCGACCACGAATGAGTAGGGAATTGCTTCCCATACCACTCCAGCCGGGTTGTTAAATCCAAGGGCAGCGGCAGATGCTCGGAGAAAGCCTAACGTGTCATCAAGGCCTTCAAGCTTCTGATACAGTGTAGCAGAAGCTCGAAAGTCAGCCTTGTAACTCGTTAGGACCCAATGAAGATCCTGGTGCAAATCATCAGGGGGTGGATCTGTACGAACCCCTAGAGAAGGGTGCTCGTAGAAATCCCCTTGAAAGAAGTGAATTCGAGTAGGCTTTCCATAAGATCGCCTCAAGAATTCAATCCGATCAAGGACCTTGAAATAAGCCCCGGAAAGCTTCTTGACGTCACCAATGAAGGGTTTAATCCCAAATTGGTAACCCAAGAATGCATCATTGGCTGACTTTACGAGTTTGTTAGTCATCTTGGGTATCATACCCTTGATGTCTTTCAATTCGTAAAGGAAGTTAGGTAAACTAACTTCCGCGGGTACCTGCGTACTAAAGCTTTCAAAGCATTTAGTCGCAGGCCCGTTGACAGCTTCTCCAGGCGGAAACGGATCGAAGAAGGAATCGATGTCCCAAGGTGCGAAGTTCCTAGCAAGGACTTCGACCACGTTGGACCAGTCATGCCAAGATATAGAGGTCATAAGACTTCTTGCTTCTTGGACTATGTGGCGACATGGATGGTTGGGATAGGGCGACTTACCTTTATGCGGTTTCTCAACTGAGTCCTGCATATAATCAGACCGATTGAAATTGGTCCCTTCGATATCGTAGTGACCAGAATCAATCGGAGGGGTCCACGTTAGTGAACCTTGTCTGATTACAGGGTAATCGGTCCTTAATCTCGTCCTACTCCATGCCATCGGCATTCCTTCCTTTCGGTCTGACCAATCTGGTTACGTATTCAACGTAACTTCCATCGGTCGAGGAGAACCCGCAAG